CAATTCAATCCGTTCAACCATTAGGTGGCATTCGCCTCCATCTCATCGTTTAAGGTAAGGTGATCTGTATTCAGATAAACATAATTCGCAGTGGCCTCAATCTCATGAGGAAAATATCCCATAACTGCCATCCGCTTGGTGCAAATTTCAAGGCATTCTTCGTAGGTCATTTGTCTTCCTTATTTCTGACTATACCTAATGCTAACACACGCAACAGGATTTGTCAAGAAAAATCGCTACTCATAAGCCCTTGATTTCATTGAGAATCCAAACTTTTTTCTTCATCTTACCCACGGTAAACTCCGAAAATCCGTCAGGAATGGGTTTATTCCACCCTTGTTTGCGGGCGATTCCGACACTAGGGAAGACCCCTGCCATATGCATGACATGGGCCATGGTCCAAACGTCCTCTATATGGAAACAATTTGGTGCGTCAGTGAACCCGAAAAGCTCTATATCCTTATCGGATACCTTCGGATGTAAGAAGTTGAATTCGTTAGACATTACGCAACCCCACGATTGTTTAGTTTCGGGAAAACCAAACCGGCCTTTTTGAATGCCTCGTTGACCTTATTTTCGTTGTCGAGCGGGACTGTATCAATCCCTGCTTCTTTCAACATGTTCTTTTTGATCATAAGATTCCGAAACATCCAGTTGCAATTCATCATAACGATTTCCTTATTTCTGACTATACCTTATGCTACCACATAGAATAGGTTTTGTCAAGGAAAATCGTAACCCAAATGTCGATTTATTGAATTTCAGGAAAGGTGTGGTATTTTTGCAACACTATCGACGTTGTTTCTTAGCGAGTTCCGAAGCCATCCAATTCTTTGCCCGTGTATTCTTAACCTTCTTGCGAAGCAGGCCCTTTACTCGCTTATAGACCTCTTTAAAGACATCCTCACCAGCATTATTGTTGTCAACCACGATAAATCCAGATCGAAACATATTACTGAACTTACCTATGTTGGCCTGTACCTCTTTCCACGATTTGACCACAATTGTTTCTGAGACTGATCGTGGGCGTTCTGCATTGCGTTCTAGTGCAACATCCAGAGAAGTGTTCACAAAGATCATATATGTGTCATATCCGATCTCTTCTAGTTTCGCTTTTTGACGCAATATTTTCTCTGCATCTCTACCTGTGCCATCTATGATAAGTCCAAGGCGACCTTCAACATAGTTTTTTTCTACTTTTGCAGTGACTATTTTTGCTTTATCTCGTACCACGTCTTTGCGTTCTTCTTCTTCTGGAGGCATCTTTAGAGACAATCCTGCCTTAGTCAACATATGTTCAAATGCGTCATCTGAATTGACTGACTTGAGTCCAGTACCGCCGGTGGACTTCATAGCGACATATGACTTACCGCTGCCAGGACCACCGGCGAGAAAGAACGCCTTAAATATATTGGGGTCGTAAAGCCCCTCCTGTAGTTCGTGAAATGTCTTCATTAGATCGTCCTCTCAACTCTTGTTTTCTATATCCTATGGCCTCTATGATGTATTTATCGTTTTCTGAAAGTGGTACATACTTACGATCTTGAGTTTGGAAAGTCATTTTCTTAATTCTATTCTTGCTCTTAGCCATTTTCCTTTTCCTTTTCATTTGTTGCTTATTGGATATTGTACTAGAGTTTTTTTTGATTATTTGTCTCCCTTTAGTTATATGTGTAGTTAACTATCTCAGCTACTGTTTTAGCTGATGGTTCAGTTGGGCCCGTTTTATCTAATTCTTCTTCTAAAGAATCTTTAACCAAGTTCATATACATTCGATGTCTTTTTGGACTTGAGTTCATAATAAAATCATGTCTTATTCTTTTAATTAAAAATGGTCCTTTATAAAATCTATCAAATTTTTCATTACCAGCTGGTTTAACTGAAGCTGTATATGGCAAATTAAGTATTACCTTGTCTCCAGCATTTATTAATGTATTTCCATGAGTCATTATATTCACTTGAAGAGCATTTTCCAACTGTATCATTTGAGAATTTCTTTGTTGAAGCCATTTATGAGGATCATATGCCATGTAAGGATTTGTATTATTTTCTGTTGTGTGTTGAGAGTCAACTCCTCCAGCAAGAGATGTTGGCATCATGAATGTTCTGGCAGAAAAATCTGATACTCGTAGTCCTTTATCATTTAATGCTAATGCACTAGCTAGTGGAAATTCTGGTGTCTTTGTTGTGACACCACCAACAATATGTGATTCTTTTTCGAAATTGTCATGATAATTATATATTTTAGTATCATAACTCTTACTGATAATATCATGAGTTATAAGTTTTGATCCAAACATACCAGTTCTATAATTAGCAATACTATCATTATTGGAAATTATCTCATAATTAAGGACAGTTCTCAATTCATCTAAAACATTATATTTGATGCCTCGTGTAACTGGATTGGTGCCTGCAATAGCTGTAATATAATCTAATTGAGGAGCAGTATTATAAAGACTAGCAAGAGTCCTGAAATTAAATCCTTTCAGGGTTTCATAAAATAGATAAGTAGGCTCTCCTTTGAATTCAGAAACAGCTTGTTTCATTCCCAAAACAACAATATCTAATGGCCTTATGTTAGGAGCAACAAACTTTTTTATACCAGCGGTAGGTTCTAAATCTATTTTCTTCTTAGTGTCAATATAAGTTGAGTCTGTCAACATTTTTTTAACAATGTTTGACCAAGTATCTGTTAAACTTTGTGTGACCTTGAGCCTTTGATTTTGAACTAATTCTGGACTAACAAAACTTAATGTAAATCCTTGAACGCCATCAGTAATTTTTTCTCTATTAGATATAGAATGTACAAGAAATGCGTTTTCAGAAAAATCTATAACTGCACTTTCATCTTTGAAAGTTGGTGTGCTGATTTTGAGATGCAAGTATTCCTGTCCCAAAAGAGGACCATAGGATGCTAGATTCACAGAATCCGCTATTGCAATTGTGCCGGAAATGGTCATAGAAAATATGTCTTCAAAAAGAGTTAACCCTATTACTGATGTAGTAAGATCAACCTCTAATCCAGAAGTGGTAACAAGTTTTAATTTTTCTATTTTAAATTCGCCGGCAGTTTGTAAACCTTTAGCCATTACAGAACACTTTCTCCCATTAGTTTTTCATATTCATTAACAACTTCTTCAACGTATCTTGGGTCAAGTAATCTAATCTGTCTTAGTTCATCTTGTAGGGCTTCTTCATATTCGTAATTAGTGATAGCAGTAGCACCACTATGATCAGTATTATCAGAACCAATATTAATTTTTATAGTAGTATCTCCTGATACTTGTGATATCTCATAATGATGTACTGCATTTTGATTAGTATATTTGTCATCCATATATGAAAGAAATTGATTGTTATTCATAGGCCACTGATGATATCTATCTGTAACATTATTCATCAACAAAACAATCCAATGCAGTTCTGGATCATCATACAATTTGTCAGCAATTATCTCAGGAGTTTCACCTTCTTTAACATCATAAGTATCAAACATCATAACATTGGTTTTGACTTTTGATCTCATTGCGACTCGCTTTAACAAATTAGTGACAATTTTGAATTGACCATCGCCAACAGAGTCGTAGGGTATAAGGGGAAAATTTTCAAAATACATAATTAGTAATCCGCAGCTATATGTTTTTTGGTAATTATATCAAATTCAGTGAAACTCAAAGATATTTTAGTTGTTTGAGGAACACCATCTTCATATGATACATACCTGTCTCCACCATATTCTACATCCATCTTAGTTAAGGCACATGTCGCTATTTTATTTAGATTTGGATTTCGTGTTGATAGATGCATATATTCTATATCAAACATATCAGGAAATGTCATTTCTCTAGTACTACCTTCAGCATAATCTGCTGCCATATGATATTTGAAAGCTTTCACAATCTTTTTTACATCTTGTGCTTCTTGGGCACTTTTTGGTATAAACATAAATGAAAATGAAAAATTTCTGCGGCCGATACCTTCGAACATCAGTTCCATTTTTGGAGTAATAACTTTACCCCTATCAATTGCAAAGAGAGTTGAAGCGCCTGGAGCAGCAACATCCAGTGTCTTTAAAATTGCCTGCTTTACACCCATCTCTAAGCCTGTTATCATTCCCATTGCTGCTTTGGCGCTTGCACCACTTTGAAATGCTTTAATTGCCTCATAACCTGTTTCTGCTAATATACCTATCTCTTGATCACCATATTTTGACTCATAACTAACTTGAACACTTGGAGGCATGTAGAGGGAAATTGCAGTTTTTGTTCTCATTGTTGATTTGGATTGTAATGTTACAGAGTTGGATTTTACTCCGTCACGTTCTGGGTTGCCGGCACTAACTGTTGCCCGATCTTCTGCAAGCGTAAACCCTGATAAGGCATGTGTTTCAACATGTTTTGCCTTAATTCCAGCACCGCCGGCCGGACCTCCAACAGCAGCAGCTAATTTTTTATTAGTCTCTGCAACACGACCTTGTGCAGCTTTAAATGCTTTAAGTTTTGCGGGGTCTGTTACTTTAGCATAAAATGTAATATAATGACCCTGTTGTGGATTGCCTTCAACATTTAATGGATAAGATAAACTTGTTGTGGAATACTTGCTGGGTGGAGCTTTATTTATTGTTATCTCGAGCGGGGCCCCGTACTTTGAGCTCAAATGTTTATCATGGTCAATTTGAGATTGAGTACGCCCACCAAGATTTTTTCCTCTAACTGATGTCATTTCCATACTAGTGTGTCCTTATATATACTACTGGAACTATTTATAACACATGTCTTACAAAGGTCGATACATATCAAAGAACCCCAAAAAATATAAAGGTGATGCCCGAAAAATCATCTACCGTTCTTTGTGGGAGCGTAAGTTTATGGTATACTGTGATACCAACAAATCTGTCATTGAATGGGGAAGCGAAGAAATCATTATACCCTATTTATCTCCTTGGGATGGTAGAATACACAGATATTATCCAGATTTTTATACCAAGATAAAACAGCATGACGGATCAATCAAAAAATTCATTATAGAAGTGAAGCCCAAAAAACAATGCTCTCCTCCTCCATCAGAACCAAAAAGAAAAACCAAAAGATGGTTCAATGAAGTCAAGACATGGGGCATCAACGAAGCCAAGTGGAAGTATGCAACAGAATGGTGCAACAATAACGATATGGAATTTAAGATTTTAACAGAGGATCATCTTAACATTCGATATAAATAGTCCTATGGCAGTATCAAAGTTCATACAAGCAGTTAAAGATGAGGCTAGAGGGCGACCACGCTCTACTGCTTGGTATAGAGCAAAGATCAAAGAGTTTGGTGCGCCCGGGGCATTGGATTTAATACGAGATGGTAAAAGGAATAGTAGACCCTTTTATGGTAAATTGAACATGTTCTTTTATGACCCCAAGCATAAGAAAACTCTTCCTTACTATGATACGTTTCCTTTAGTACTTCCTTTGGAGACTTATTCGGATGGATTTCTTGGTTTGAATTTACACTATCTTCCAATTCCGTTGCGTGTTAAGCTTCTTGATGGATTAGTGGATTATACCAATTCAGCGAAGTTTGAAGAAACAACAACAAGAATGGTAGTGGACTATAATAAATTAAAGAGTATCAAATTAATTCGTCCCACTATACATAAATATTTATCAGGACATACTAAATCTCAATTTCGTAGAATTGATGCAGATGAATGGACAATTGCAACACTATTGCCTGTGCAGAGATTTAAGAAAGCTACTGCATCAGCAGTATGGAAAGAATCTAGGAGCATGATTTAATGGCACTTACACCACCTCTAGCACCAATAATTCCATTTATCCGAGGCAATATCAATAGAGGCAGAGGGGGATTTTTAGTACCACC